TGTATATGGGCTTCTTGGACAGTTTAGTGGCCAGCAACACCGCCAGGCAACCGCTGTTGAGTCCTTGTGTGGTGTGGTCTCCTATCTTGAGCCACTTGTCACCAACCGCGAAGTCAGGTCTGGTGTAGTACACCACTGATGGCTCCCTTTCAATCTTGTTGATCACATCGCCGTCGTAGGCCACCACGAAGTCAACGGGCCTCACCCGCCTGATGTAGTTGCAACCAACCTCAAGACCACGCTTTGGTATGTCAATCAATCGTCGCTGTGATAAACCATTGAACCAAACGATCATCCGTAAAAAAAGGGGCGATATTGCTACCGCCCCTTGATAGTTAGAGAGGTCAACCCAAATTAGATTGTGTTGTCCACTGCTATTTTAACACCATAAGAGTTGTGTAGAACTGATACACCATATCTTGTTGATGCTACCACTTCTTCCGCTCTTAATGAAGCGTCTCTTTCTGTTTCAACGTTTAACCTTTGAGCCACTGCTAAACCTAAGGCATCTCTCGCGAACACGCCACAAACGGCTGATGTCGCTGAGTCCTCAACGATGTTAGATGTCTCAAACACATCAATACCAGCGATTCTACCTATGAAACCTTCAGACATAGCCTGGTTAGTCACCACAAGTGAGTTTGTTGGGTTTGTGAATGTGTTAGTTAAAGTTGATTTCAGAGCGAACAATGCCTGCGGAGTGAAAACACCGTAGTAAGGACCTGGAACGCCTGCTTTTTTCAATGTAGCATACGCTTTGTGTAGGTCAGTCACAGATAATTCACTCTGTGTGTCTGTACTGTCGTTGATTGACGCTGTGAAAGTTGAGAACAGACCAGTCAATGCTCTGTCGTGTCTTTTCGCAATCGCTTCACCAAATAACTTACCTAAGTCTGCGATAACATTTGAAGTTGAGTGATTTCTTGACATATCAGTCACCTTCGCCGCTATACCAGCCTCTGTTAATGTGATGTTTGCAACGCCAGTTGAGATTGCTGTCATATCAATTTCCGCGTTCTCACCTACGTCTGTTGCGATTGTTTGTGTGCCGTATAATGGTACTTGTAATACCTTACCAGCATTTGCAGGAACTGTGAAGTTCTTCACAAGTCCTGGCATAATTGAAGTCTCTGATGCTACGAACATCGCTTCTTGTACGATGGGTGCGATCAGATCACTCAATGATCCTGTGTTAGTTGTTGCTGTTGTCATTTTAATATGACTCCTTTATTGTTAATGTTAAAAGCCTTGTGACTTACGCCACTCAGCATATTTCTTCCTGTGTTCTGGGTTACCCATATCCAGGTTATTGACATCAACTTGAGGAACACCTTCTGTGCCAGTGTTTGACTTTGATCCACCACCTGGTTGTCCCGCTTGGACGAAGTGTGGATTGGTGTTTAGAAATTCTGAAACCAACCCATCTACAGTCAAGGGATCACCATTGTCAGTGTATCTTGTTTGACCTGTCTTGGGATCAATGACTTCAACCTCACCTGTGTCTGACATCTTGATGTTTTCCCTCACCAGTCTCGCGACCTGTTCTGGATTCACCGCTTTCTTGGTTGATGCGGCATTTATCAATGCACCATCCACCTTGATCTTTGTCAGTTCAGATGTTAGTGTTGAAATCTTGTTGTTGAACTTGTCTGCGTTCTCCTTCAACAGTTTCTCAAACTCTGACTTCTCCTTGGCCTGGGAGATCTTTGCTTGTTCTTCCTGTGCCAAAAAGTTCTGGTATTTCTCAACATCTACTTGACCAAATTTCTTTTCATACTTGGCTTCTGCTTTTCTTCTTACTTCAGCCGCCACAGCATCAATGTCTGCTTGGGTGTAGACTTTCGCGGGTTGATTGTCCGCTGTGTCCTGGATCGTGTTAGAGACTGTTTCAGTTGCCCCAGTGGCAGTTTGAACGTCTGGCGATGTTTGTTCTTGACTCATCGTAGTCCTCCTTTTGTTATGCGTGGCAGGATTACCACTATGTGTTTATTTATTAGTAAAACTGCTCAAGCGAGTCTATGTCCCACTTCTCGTAGTATCCAGACTGTTTGAGTTTTCGTTGTGCTTGTTTCAGTTTCGCCATTCCCTGTATCATTACCAATGGTGCTTTGCCATAACTGAATGATACACCTTTATGTAGTCCATCGTTGTCTGGGTGGTCGTACATTATGGCGTAGTTGGGATTCTGTTGGTGTGCCCGCTTACACAGGTTGGATAGTTTTCTTTCTGTTATCTCGTGAGTGAAATAAAGGATGACAATGTCCAGATTGAAAATATCAAAAAGATCGCAACACTGATCAATCTGATCCAGCACATCCACCTTCGCAGGCGTGATCTGTATCTTGCGATCTTCAAGTGTTCTTTTCGCAAACGGACAGATTGCCGCTCCACTCGCCTTATGAGTTTTAGCAACAACCTGTCTGATCCATTTCTCAATGTCCTTACCTACGTCTGCCACTGGGTTTTCTTCTGCCAGACTTAGATCCTTTGTTCTTCTTCTTTTTCTTGTCCATCGTGATCCTCCTTTATCCTGTGCTTGGTTGGGAATTTCTCTGGTCTGCCCTCATTCCTTGATGGTGCATAGAGGTCCAGTAATTCAACTCCCCTGGCGTGAGCCACCCTCTTCAACAACACACAGGCCTTCCTGGCTCGTGCGGCGTTGGTCTTGCTGGGGTGTTTCATCAATTTGTCGTAGTGTGTGAAGTAGTCAAGGCACAACTGTTTCATCTGCCTGTGCCTGGCCGTCTCTTCTGGTAATCTGTAAAGTTTCCTAATCAAAATCTATCTGCTTCCAAGGTATTGCTATTCCATTTTGATCCTGCACTGTCTCACCTGAATCTATGAAATTCGCTGAGCCGTACCGTCTGTAGCCATTGCCTGAGGTCTTCTGCTGATACACTTGACAGGGCCTCACGGGTCTTCCGTTTACTGCGTACTTTTGATGATTTGTCTGCTGACCTTTTCTTGATTTTATTCCTGCCATCTCTTACCTCCACGCCTTGATGCTCCAATACGCAGGACTCAGAGATTTCTGTCCTCTAACTTTCTTTAGGATGCCGCCAAAACGGGCCAAGAAACTTTTCTTCCTTGCTGGTATGTTTTTCTTGATCCGCATATTGGGATCACCAAATCTCACTATCTGCACACGACCTGTTGACTTGTTGGTCACGTACACACCAAACTTCTTTGACTTGCCTGGTGTCCTGAATGGTTTATTGAGTGTTATCTTCCTGCCCTGGTACTCCGCCATCTGTTCCTCCAAAAAATCTTGCTATCTCAGGATGTAGATTGAGGATGTCCTCGTTGCTCATACCCTGCTCAATCATCTCCCTCATATGGGCTACCATACCTGCTGGATTGGTCATTGGGTCGTGCTGGCCATCGTCTGCCATCTGATTCTGCATTTCTTCTAATTCATCTTCGTCTTTGGCCAATATCTCTATGGTCTTCTGATCAATTATTGATTTAACATTTGGAGTCGCGGCGGCTGAATCTCTTTGGGCACTCGCGGCTTTGTTGATAATGTCCATATCAAGGTTCTTGTCTCTGATATGGAATGCCATAGGGTATTTGATCTCTCCGTCCCAGGCCTCACCTTGCCATAGACTGAATAATCTGAATATCTGTTCTTCTGCCAGTTCCAAGTTCTTGGCCTTCTCACACAGTTTGGCGTCAAGCATCAGGAACTCTGACTGCATCGCCACACCTGACATCTGTCTTGTCTCAATGGCCCTGATAGAACCCATATGTGCCATCCTGTCAATTGACTTCACAGTCTCGTCCATAGTTTTAAGTATGGCTTCAAGATTACCACCGTTGGGTTGTAGTAGGTATGGTTTGAGGTTTGGATCTAATTCCTCTGGCATATCAATCACCGCACCTGCTCCCGCCTGTGCTGAAACTGATCTTGTTTTCACCAATGAAGGGTGATTGGTAAGACTCACCAATTGTTCTGCTTCACTGTATAGGTTGGCCAGGAATCTCTGACTCTGTGCCACACCTGAAATGTCTGAAACACCAATACCTCTGATTGGACCCTTGTTGGCATAACACCATACCGCTGGCACCTTGCCAAGGTTGTTGGGTCTTGAATCAATCTGTTTCATTGGTTGCTTGGCGTCATCGCCTGAGTATGAATACAATTCTATGGTGTCTGGTGTCCACTTACGGATGTAGAATTCTCCCTGTCGTTGGTAAGGTCTCTCGTCCTGTTCCAACAGCATAAGTTCTGCTATCTCGTAGTGTCCGTTTGGTTGTCTTATGAACTTCCAATTAAGGATGTTCTCTGCCGTGTATATCTGACAGAAAGGTCTGATACCTTGTTCTAATTCTTCTGCCCTCGTGCCAACCACAGTCTCTGGTCTGTCAACCAAAACCAGGCAGTGTCCATAGATTGAACTCTGCACATTGACGTCTCTCATAAAGGCCTCCCAACTCTGTCCTTCAAGGTCAGCGTCTTTAAGGAACTGCTCTAACTCAGGTGAATTGTCTAACCAGCCAAAATCTCTCTTTGGTTGTTGTCTGTATAGGAATGCGTTGTATGTGTGTATTATTGAACGACAGTGATTGTCTTCTGCCGCGTGTGATAATCTTGTAAGGTATTCGCCTTCATTCTCGTACTGGTATCTCTTTAGATACATCCCCCTTTTGTATTCAGCACCTCCAAGATAACTTCTCTTTAAGAATTTCCAATGATTGATGTATGTGTCATAGTCCTGGTGTACAGGTAATTGAATGCTGTTGCCTGATGCATCAGTGAATTGTGTGCCTGTCAAACCATATATGTCTTGTGCCATTATCTAATAACTCCTGTTTTTACACTGAACCTTTGGGGTTCTTCCGTTTCGTATGCTGTCCTGATTGGGTAAAGAAATGAAATCAAATATCCTAATGCGTCATTCATATGGTCAAATCCCTGCGTCTTGTCTGGCAACACGGTTCCCTCTTTATAAGTGTGTTTGCTAACACTATTTAACAGATTCTTACAGGATGGATGAATGAATACCTGTCGCTCTCCTGAAGCGGAACACAACTTGGCATTCACTGAATTAACACGATCCCTTACCGCCATATGCCTTGGTGGCACCTTACAGATGAAGCCTGCGTTCTGTAGTATTGAAAGGTCAGTCCTACCACCCGCTGATGTCTTCCTTTGCCTTGAAGCGGGATCTGGATACACGAATATCTTCTTGCCTGGATATCTACGATGTATCTCAGAACACATCTCTTCCGTGTTTGAACTCCAAATCTGTATCTCGTCCATCACATAAACCACGCCGTTTTTGATGTGTGTCACCACTGCGGCCATTGGGTCAAGGTTGAAGTCCATTCCTATGTGTATGATGTTGTTGTCAAGTGGTTCGTCAAAGTGTTTGACGTTCTCACTCATTGAGAAACCGTAGTAGATGATTCCTGAGTATGTCTCCCACGTCGCTTGGTATTCCTGTCTGAATGTCTTGGCATCAAGATCTCTCTTGGCCTGTTCTATCTCGCCAGCATCAACGAAACCACCGTCAATGGTGGTGTACTGATAACTGCTCCATTCCTGCTCTGATGGATCCTGTCCCCTCTGGTATAGGTCGTGGAACCAGTTCATTCCTTTGGGTGTGCCTTCAAACAGTGCCAGTCCTTGTGTGTCTGATAGTGTTGGCCTCAGGACTGTCGTCCAGGCCTCCTCGTCAATGTCAGCACATTCATCAAGCACAAGGAAGTCAATACCAACTCCCCTCAATGAGTCCTTGTTGTCAGCACCTCTCAAACATATCCTTGATGTGTTTTTCAATTCTATTGTGAGTTCTGCCTCGTTTATCCTCTTCACCCAACGTAGGTCTTTCAATATCTGTTTGATCTTTACCCAGGCGATCTGTTTGGCCTGTCTGTATGATGGTGCCACGTACCAACAAATCTTACCAGGCTTCCGTGCGTGATAACACAGTTCCCTGATGGCCAAAGTGGTCTTGCCAAATCTCCTGCCAGTGACCAACACCCTGAATCGTGCTTGGTCATCCGCTACCTTGCGTTGCGGTGTTGATAGTTTCATACTGTTAATTATGTGGGGTTATTTGTCTTCCCAAGGTAATGGTCCTGTGGACTCTTCATCAGTTGGTGAATCCTGTTGACCCAACCAGTTCTTACCAAGGAACATCAGCATACGAGCATCGCCCGCCAATGCCTTCTCAAACTGTGCCCGCCTCAGACTCTTCTTACCTTCAGCCTTGCCCTTCTCTATGAGGTTCTTGAATCTCTTCTGTAGTGTTGTCACTGAAGTGCCAACGCAGTCTGCTATCTCCTCGTAGGTGCAGTGCATTGACGCCAGTTTGAATATCAGGTCGTGATCTAATTTGTATGATTTCTTCTGTGCGTCCATTATAAAGTCTTGTCTCCCACTATGATCCTGAAGTGTCTGACATCCGTGTCTCCAAGGTTTGTGGTAATCTTGCAGGCCACATTGTAGATGTTGCCATCAGTGCCACCTGTGAGTCTGATGTTTACCAATCCTGATGTGACCAACACATCAGTGGCATTGTTGGTGGGGAATGTCACAGGGTCTGAATCACCAGTGGGTGCTGTGATGGTCACCACAGGTGTGCCTGTTATTACATCTCCTGTGGTGAGGTAATCCGTGAAGTCCAGACCATACTGGATGTTTGAGTCCTTGTCCTTCTGGATGTACAGTCCGTCGTTGTCTCGTTTGAATCCTGTTAGGTTAGCCATTACTGTGAACTCCTGACTCTTGGTGTGCTAAATCTGTTTGAATAAGGTGGTATTCTCAATTTGATTCTCCTTGTTTCCTGTGGCACTTCGTATGCCCTGTTTTCTGCACCAACAATATTTACTCTATTTTCCTCCATTACCAATGTTTGTTTATTTTCAACTGGCACTAATACCACACGATTTTCCTGTGGCACCTTGATGGTGTTGTAAGGATCCGCTGGGAAGAACAGCCTTCCAACCTGTAGTGTGCTGGCCAATGCGGTCAACGCCGCCAAACCAGCAGGTTTGAATGTTGGAGAAAGATCTAATTCTGTTGCGGCAGATATAGCACTCTCGCCTGCGGGTTTGAATGTTGGCGTGATTGATATTGATGCCGTGACATCAATGTCAGCGAATGTGTCCGTGATCGCACTCGCCGTCAATACTGGTGTGAATGCCCCTGTGATGGTGACTTCGTTGTCCTGTAGGTCGTAAGTGATGTTGGCGGTAAGAGCAGGAGCGAATGTCCCTGTAAGGTCCGCATCTACATCAATTACACCTGAGGCAGTGAAACTGGTTGTGAATGCCGTTGTAAATGTTGCGGAAGAGGCCTTTTCAAACGCACTGTTCTCATCAATTGTGAATGTGCCTGTGTATGATACCACATCGCCAAGTTTGAATGCTGGCGATATGATCATACTGGCCGCACTGCCTACTATGTAAGGTTTCTCCCAAACATCGTCTGGCCAGTTGTCCCAGGTCTCTTCGTCACCTATCCAAGTGGCTATTGGCCAACTGTCCCAATCGCTGTCAGCCAAGAAGTTCCAAGTGTATTCACCTTCGTTCAAGGCAAAATTATCTTCAGTGTATCCTACTTCAAAATAAGTGTTGAGATTAAATGTGTCCCAGGTGTAATCGCCAGTGATGTCGTATATCAATCCAGCGGTCTGTTGTGCTGTGAAAGGTGCCGTAAGATTGAATGTTTCAATGAATGTTAGTTTGCCATCTATCACTGAAGTTGATGCTGTTGAAAGATTGAGGGCATCCATCAACACAAAATTCTCAGTGGTTGATAAAAATTCAAAATCTGTGGTTAAAGAAGAATTGGCATTGATATTATTTTTGGCATCTGCGGTTATTGATGCTGTGTGTGTGAGATCCGCTTGTGCGAATTTGATGACTTTATCATCACTGGTAATAGCGGCACTGCTGGTCTGTGATGACTGTCCTTGTTTTACTAAACCTCCCAACACATCCATTGTAAATGTTGGTGGCGAGAACACCACAGGATCGTTCGCGTCAATTACTATGTCATCAGCCTCCCAACTCCTGACTAAACTGCCCGCTGGACCAGTGTTGGCCTTGACCAATGCCTGTGGTATGTTTAGAGTAATATCGTGAAGTCCATTTGAATTGCTATTACTGGTATCAACCTGAACACCTATATAGGTGCTTGAACCGTCTAATGGGTTTAGACCAGCGGTCTGTGTGGTGACAGCACTTCCAGTCTGTAAGTAATCCGTCAGTCCAAAGTTTGAATCAGTGAATGAAGAAAAATTCTGTGTGCCTGATGAACTGGTGTAGGTAATATCAAATATTACACCTAATCCGCCACTTATAATTGATATGTCAATGAATGGTCTGGCCTTGTATCTTACGATACACCTGTCAGCGGGAATATTATAAGTTGCATCTGCGGTCCTGAAATCCCGCGAGAAGAAATATGTGAGTGTCTTTGAACTTGAGTTGCTGTTGGTTAGATTTACCCTGTTGGAACTCCAACTCGCCCCACCACCTGACTGAGATGTAGAAGATGCTGATACATTTGGATCAGTGTTGTCATCAACACTGAGTCTTATGACCCTTGTTCTGGACACAGGAGTTTACCTCCCAATTAAGCAAGACTGATTGATAAGTTGCCTGCTGAAATCGTGAATTGGTCTCCTGATGACACTGTTTTGGATGTAGTCAATGCTCCGTAGAATAACACATTGTCTGATCCAATAGTGTTGCCATCCATAATCGCTATGTGCGTGACCACATTGCCTGTAGATCCTGCGGTGTCATAGTTTGCAGTGGCAGGAAGAAATGAAACTGATGTGCTTGTTTCAATCGTTCCTGTTGTTGTTGTACCTGCTGGATCAAAAGACACTGATTGTCTTGCATAAGAACCGTTGTTGATTTCATAATAACCAAACTTGGCTGTTGTGTCTGTGCCTGAAGTGTTTGACTCCAAGGCCGCCGCCACACCTGAACCTGAATCTGCGAACAGTGCCACATACACCGTTCCTGGTGCATTGAAGGCTCCTGGTGTGCTTCTTAAAGTATGGTCTAATAATTTGTCTTCTAAGTAATTACTTGCCGCTGACATAATTTGTTTCTCCTTTGTAAATTTACAATGTTATTTATTTGTTAGGTTGC